AGTTTACTACAAACTTGGCAGGTACTTTAGTTTACAACGGATACGTTTATGTATCTAGCTTGACTATCGATGGCCCTATGGAAGATGTAGTAACTTACTCAGGAACATTGCAAGGAACAGAAATCTTTGCCGATACAGTAGCTTAATCATTAACAATTTAAAATAACAAAACAATGGCCTTAATTAACGGAACAAATTTAGTAATCAAAGTCGGTGGTGTGCCTTTATTGAAAGCAACTACTGCAAGTTTAGAAATGAGCGTAGATATGCCTGATGCAACTACAAAAGATTCAGCTGGATGGGCTGAGTTCTTCGCAGGTGTACGTTCTTGGACTTTATCTTCAGATGGTCTTATCGACTACGCAACTTCTGCAAGTGTAGAAACTGACGAATTAGTAGCAATGTTAATCGCACGTAATACTGTATCGGTTACTTTCTCTACTTCAACTGCTGGTGATATGTTGTTAAGCGGTTCAGCTTATGTATCTTCTATCTCTCAGACTGCTGATATGGAAAGCCCTTCAGGTTTCAGCGTATCTTTCCAAGGTACTGGAGCATTAACCCAATCTACTGTATCCTAATTAACTCTCCTAGACGGTAGCCACAACTACTATTAAAAAGGAGAAAATTATGACAGGTTATATTCAATTAGAATTAGGTGGTAAAAAGCGTGGTGTTAAATTCGGTAACTACGCATTAATCGAGTATTCAAAGCTCAACAATACCGGAGTAGTAGAGTTCAACGAGCAAAACCCTATTAAGCTATGTGCTGATTTGGTTTATTGTGGGTTAAAGAACAACTGCTTTGTTAAGAAAGAGACTGAGGACTTTACGTATGAGGATGTGGTTAGTTGGGTAGACGATATGCCTATCTCGCAAATTACAGAAATCACTAAAGTATTTGAAGAGTCGGTTAAAGCATCACAAGGGGTTACAGAAATCCAAGAAGCAATAGATTCTAATTCTAAAGGCGGTAAGTCGCCAAAAAAATAGGCTGGGAAGAGGTTCTAGACTTTGCTATATGTGAAGTGGGGCTTCTTCCCGACCAATTCTTCGATATGACGTGGGCAAACTATAATAGGTATGCTTATGGTCAGATTAAAAGAAAAACCCAAGATTGGGAGCATACTAGGACTATTGTGTCGATGATTTACAATGCTAATGTTGGTAAACGTCAAGACCAAAAGAAACCAGAACAAATACTCCCGCTTTGGACAGATAATATAGGCAAACCCAAAAAGCCTAAGCAACAACCACTAACAAAAGACGAGTTCGAGAGAGTCGTTAAGAAATTAGATAACAATGGATAGCAATTTTAAGGTTAATATATCTGCAGACATAAGCAAGTTAGAGGCTAGTATAAAATCAGCCCAGCAGACCTTATCCAAACTCAAAGGGAGCACAGATGAGGCTTCATCGAGCATGAGTAAAATGAATAATGAGGCGGGTAGAGGCAGATTAGTTGCTTTTGCTTTCGGTCAAGTTATTCGAGATGCGGGTTTCTTTGCTAATGATTTTGGCCTTGGGTTATTAGCAATATCGAACAACATTCCAATCCTTATAGACCAACTTGTTCTACTAACTAATGTGTCTAAGGGACTTGGTGCTGCACTATCTATTGCTGGATCTGTAATTACTGCTGCTCTTACTGTAGTAGCTTATACCATGATGTATAGCAAGAAGGCTACTGAAGATTTCTATAATGAACTAGCTAAGGGTACTGGTGAAGCTAATAAAAATGCACTAGCTTTAAAATCACTATTATCTATTGCCCAAGATGAAACATTAAGCCTACGACAAAGACAAGATGCCGTAAACAGAATTAATGCCGAATACAAAGAATTTAATGGCAACTTAACTATAGCAGGTGCTTCATCTCAAAAGACATCTCAATTAGTAGATAGATTAACAAAAAGCATGTTACTTAATGCTCAGGCTACTGCAATAGCTAATGAGTATTCAAGAATCTCTGCTGAAATGTTTAAGATGCAAAATACGCCTCTTGCAGAACAAGCTGGGTTGTTAGATAAGGCTAAAGTTTATTGGAGATCATTCCTAGATTTTATAAATCCTTTTACTGGTGAAAATAATCCAATAGCTGATTTTACGAAAGGGGCACAAGCAGGTCTTAATAAATTTGGGTTAGAGGCATTTACTTCTAGAACTAAAGAGCTTAAAACAACAATGGGCACTCTTGAGTCTCAACTTAAGGGAGTATATACCCAAATAACAGCTTTAGGACTATCTAATGATAAAACAAAAAAATCTATAAGCTCTGCAAATACTGCAACAAGAGAGCAAATAGACTTAACTGCACAGAGCGTTGGTATCACTCAACAAAATACAGCAGCACAAACTGCAGGTAATGTAGTTTATCAAAATCTGATAGCAACATTAAATCTATTCCAAGAGCAACAAAAAGCCGCTAATGAATCAGTAAGATTCTTAGTTCAGGCGGTTGGTTCTGACTTAGTAAGTGCTTTCTCTATGATGCTAGAAAGTGGAACTTTTAGTTTTGCTGGGATACTAAAGGGATTAAATGCAATGATTAAAAGATTGATTGCAGCAGCAGCCGCAGCAGCTATATTGTCATTAATACTTGGAACTATATTCCCTAAATCAAATAAAACTGACTTCAAATCCATATTCGGTATGATAAGTGGTTTAAATTTAGGCGGTGGTAGAGAGATGGCTTCTGGTGGTATTGTATCTAGCCCAACAAGGGCATTAATAGGAGAGTATCCTGGTGCAAGAACTAATCCTGAAATTGTAGCTCCATTAGATAAATTACAAGGCATATTGGCAAATACAATGGGTATGGGTCAAACTGGTGCTGTAATTGCAGAAACAAGAGTTAGCGGGAATGATTTAGCTATCTTAATTAAGAGAGCAGACAGAAATAGAAACGGAAATTATTAATGGCTTACGGAGCAAAATACTTAATTAGATTTTCTGATGTATATCAGAATACTGCCGGTCAGTACGAGGCACTTATTTACAAGAAAGATTATAGCGATATAATTTACGAGTTGACTTGTGGCCCTGACCCGATAACTATAGAAACCGAGAGAGTCGGTAATACTTCTTATAAGCCTATAATCGCATCAAACGCCTTAGTTAATCTATTTCTTCAAGACGGTACATTAAGATATTGGAATACCATTACGGAGGATTGGGATACTTATTCTGGTACTTGGAATGCTAATACGTTTGACTTTAACGAATTCCTAACTGCTGATCTTGATGAGTTTTACATAGAAATACAAAAGAATAACGCTGTTATATGGAAAGGTTATTATATGCCTACTTCCGATGTTGTTTTTAGTGAGATACAGCCATTGTCGTTTACTCTAAACTTCTCGGATTTCTCTCTGATGAAGTCTACGCAATTTTACGAATCGGTAGAAGATCGTTTAATAGGTTTTAGTGCCATTGACAAAATATCACTATTAGACTTGATGCTCGATTCGGCTTATTCAGCAGGACTTGATTACGAGGTTAGAATAAACTTCCCTTATAGCAAAACAGTTCCTGATATGGTAATTAGCGATGAAGGCGTTGTATCTTCCGCTACGGTTACTATGGATGGGATGTATATCCTTAAAAACGCTTTGCTTAAATCTCCGGGCGACTACCTAACTTACTTTGATATTTTATCGGGTATTTGCGGTCAGTTCGGGCTAATGGCTTACCAAAAAGAAGGTAAATTCTACATCAGTTCTTACGACCAATTAATAAACGAATCGTCTAGAGTTTATAAGCGTTATGCAAGTTCAGGAAAGACATTTATTGCTAACGTAACAGAAACCGATAGCCCAGTAGCAGTAGGAGTATCAGGATTTAAACAAATAAATAGAAGCCAACAGGTAAGATTCTCACTACCCTATAAATACTTGGATATATCTACCGATACTTCAAAAACTGCTAATAATTATAATGCTTATTTATGGGGTGCTGACCAATCAAGTGGGTCATTAAAAATATCTGGGCTTAGGGCGGGTACTGGCTCTCCAATACCAAGTCAAAAATTATTATACAAGACTAGTGCAACGTCTCCTTACAATTATAGATGGGGTCTTAGATACCCTGCATTTACCGGAGTTAATATAAATCCCGCTCAATATTGGGAGACAAGCCCAGTACAAGTTTCACAAGGAGATATAATATCAGCTGCTGTATATTGGGATAATGATGCAGCTATAGTCGCTTCAGACCCAGATTATGAAGCCTCAACCATAGCTGATGTAATACTACTTTATAGCGATAGGGATGGGAATTCAAGAACAGAAACATTAGGTACGACTGCCAATGTATTAACTGGAGTGGAAGTACCATATACTGGCCAAGTTGTTATTAGAGTTTATAGACCCTATGCAAACTTAACTCCAGGTGCTTTTATATTTTTAGAATATGCCTTTATACAAGTTTACAAAGGAGAGCAAATTGATAGCGTTCCATCGAATACTACTTCTCGCTCTTTCTACGAAAACAGAGTAAATAACAAGGACACCCAAGAGGTAAATGCAATACCTTACTTCTTTTACGGTAGGAGATATATCAATGTAGGTTCAGAGACTATAGATAAAGCAAATGCTGCTGTAGTTTCAAATGCTATCATTACAACTTGGAATCAATACATAAACGACGATTATATTTACGGAGGCTCTCCTACAATCCAATACAATGTGGGTCAAGGCATCCAAAAGAATATAGGCGTATTAAACGTAAACTTAGAAGGTACTTATAAATCTAATTTCTACGATATAGGTCAGAAGTTTACTTACAGCATTACCGACTTGTCCGAAAAGACATTTTGCTTATTAGATTATAGCATAAGCCTTAAAAACGCAGAACAAGATTCAATCTTATACTCATGCGAATATACAGATACAACTGATTTAGATTTCACAATCACTAGAATAGAAAACTTCTAAAATGACCGCCCACGAAAAAAACCGATTAGACGTTATGGCTCAAGAAATAGAAACCATCAAAGAGGAGCTTACTGAATTAAAAGAAATGATTAAAGACGTCCATACGCTTTTAGCCGGTAATTCGTCGTTCCCTGATCAACGTGGGTTAGTAGAAGATTATAACATCACCAAAAAGACCGTAGAAGCACTAGAGACCGACCTTAAAAAGTATAAGTCCTATTTCTACGCACTTGTAACCCTTGTAGGCTTGGGTATATTGAACTTTATTAAAGACTTGATGACTAAATGAAACTTAAATTGGTTAGGGAGTACTTTACTCCAACGGAAACATTAGGAAGCCTTTACATTGACGGAAAGTTTTTCTGCTATACGCTAGAGGATAAGGACAGAGGTCTAAAACAATCCAACGCATTAGCTGACATACAAGCACGTAAAGTTAAGAATCAAACCGCAATACCAACTGGCATCTACAAAGTGTCTGTAACGCCTTCTAATCGCTTTAAACGACCTATGCCATTAATTCATGATGTGAAAGGTTTTGAAGGAGTTCGTCTACATGGAGGGAATACCCATTTAAATACAGAGGGCTGTCCGCTAGTAGCTCGTCAAAGAAATGTCAATAAGGTTCATCCTACTATTAAAGGAATTATGAATTGGATATTTGGGTCGACCGAGAAAGAATTAACCGCTATGTTGGCGAAGGGAGAACATGAGATAGAAATAATAAAGAAAAATGGCTAAAGCAAAAGTATCGGATATTAAGTTATTCAAGAAAAAACCAAAGGTTAGACGACCTAATCGCCACAAGAAAAGCGATACTACCTTAAAAACAAGCAAGAATTACAAAAAGAAATATAGGGGACAGGGCAAATGAAAAAGATGTTAGGTAAAAGCTGGAAAACAAGTCTATTCGGTTGGGGTCTTATGATAGGTGCTGCCGTTAGTGTGTTTTTAGGCAAGGCAAGTTGGGCGGATGCCGGTGTAGCTATTGCTACTGGGTTAGGATTAATTGCTGCAAAAGATGAGACTAAGTAAATGGCTGTTCTTGTTATTGTTGTTGTTTTGCTCTGCTTGTGGGATCTTCAAGACCCGAATAGTAACCAAGACTGATAGCGTCTTTATAGACAAAACTAAGGTAGTTACTGAGCGAGTAGTCGATACCATTATCACTATCAAATCAGACACAATTACCTACTCTTTCACTCAACCGCTTAAAGATACAACTATTAACTTATCAACAAATCTTGGAGGTAAAGTTACTATCTTGTACAAAGACGGAAGATACTACATTAAGTCTATAGAGAGAGAAAAGGCTGTTCCTGTTAAGATATACGAGAAAAAGGTAGAATATAGAAATATTTACGTGAAGGATAAAGGTAAAGAAGTTGTTGCGAAAGGAAAGTCATTTAATTTAGATTGGCTTACGTTCTTGATTATTAGCATTATAGTATTTATCTTAGTGTTAAAATCAAACCTAAAAAATTATGTTTCGTCCAAGATTAAACTCTGGTGAATACGATTTAGTAAAGAGCTTTAGAAACTCAAACGTCGTTGGAATTATTGGCGATCGCCACGCTCCATTTACTCATCCAGATTATTTTAAATTCATTTACGAAGTCTTTAATAAGTTCCAAGTTAACACGATTGTTGACATTGGTGATGATACTGACTTCCATGCTATTAGTTATCATGAGACTGACCCAGATGGTCACTCAGCCGGTAGCGAACTTGATTTAGCAAGAAAAGAGCATGAGCAATGGTGGAAGGCTTTCCCTGAAGTTTATGGCTGTATAGGAAACCACTCTAGTCTACCTCATCGTAAGTTACAAACTGCTGGTTTACCTAAAGCTATGTTTAAGACTTATAATGAGATGATGGGTTATCCTGAAGGTTGGACTTGGAAGCACTCACACGAGATTGATAATGTTATCTACCAACATGGTACAGGAAGTAGCGGTCAGATGGGTGCAGTTAATAGAGCAAGAGATAATCGTCAATCGACAGTTATTGGCCATATTCACTCATTTGGTGGGGTAATGTATAGCGCGAGTGAAAGAGATATGATATTTGGTCTTAACGTAGGCTGTGGGGTTGATGTAAAGGCTTATGCAATGGCTTATGGTAAAGTATATGCTAAGAAACCTACTTTGGGCTGTGGTATTGTAATCGACGGAAAGATAGCGTTATTTATTCCAATGGATTTAGGTAGCAAAATAGAATGGCTGTAAAAGATAAACAAGAGGAGCAAACTGAGAAGTTAACATTTGGCGATTTAGCAGAATATATGCTGACGCTAGGTGAGCTTCATAACCTATTAGAAGAAAGTAATGCTCCTCAGAAATATGCTTTACAGATAAAGATTTGTGACGAAATAGAAGCTATTATAGACTTCCTAAGCATCCGAAAATGATTAAGCTAACTTATGATAACCCGCCTACATTTATTGAAATTGGTAAGCTCAAAAAGCGTAAGATTTATTTGGGTTACAATGCAATTTATGCAGGCATCCATTACTCGGTTCGTCAAAGAATCGTCCATGAGTTAAAGCAATTCTTGTGGTGTAAGGAGTTTGCTGAGATAGGGTTAATAGAAGAACCTGTCAGAATCAAATTAACCTACCACAGAGAGCTTAAAAATTGGGATATTGATAATAAATTGGGCCTGTGGGCTAAATGCTTTTTAGACTTAGCTAAAGGGCAGATAATAAAAGACGATAATGTCCGATATGTACAAGAACTAGTGTACGCTTATCGAGAAGGTGCTGACAAGCTGGTAATAGAGATCGAGCCAGTGTAAAAAGGAAAGGGGGCGTAATGCCCCCAATCTTTTGTCTAAAGGGTAACCAAATAAACCTCTAGACGGTAACCACAACTATTAATCAAATATACTAACTAAACTTAAACTTTCGTAAAATAATTATCAACAGGAATCCCTTCTTTTTCCTCGTTCTGCATTAGCATTACCACCCCGAACATAATAGCTGATAAGTGATCCTCCGAGCGGTCTCCTGATAAGTATTGAGCAACGTGTCGATCCAAACTCTCCAATAAAGCCTCACTTGGCTGACCTAACTTCCAATTATCTTTACCGTAGTTATTAGAGCCTTTACGTAAATGATAACCATAACGCAATCTAGCATACGCTGTAAGTGCTGTTGTTAATGGCTTGTTGGTATCACTATCCCGCTGCGAACCGCTCTCAAATACTCTCTTATCAGAACTTACGCTCATATTCTTCTTCCACCAGTCTATATTGTCGTGTGATATTGTCATTTCTGAATTAGTTTTCTTAGAGTCAATCTAATCTCTCTTAACTCGTACTCCTTCTGCTTTTTGAGTTGCATTAATGCCTCAATCTGCTTGTTCTTTTTGATTTGCTCTGCCAATGCTTCGTATACTTTCATTTTATCCTATCGGCCCAACTAAAACTACGTTTAAAGTCTGCCTCGTTTGTTGTAAAATTGGGTTTATCGTAGGTGAGGTGGCGAAAAATAAGAAGTTTACCGGACAACTTACTAATCGCCTTCCCTACGCTTACCAGTTCGACTTCACAGCCACCTGAATTGTTAAATTTCCAAACGCTTCCTATTAGCTCCTCTACGTTAGTATAAGAAATCCTCATCTTCGTCCTCTAAACTTTCTCTCACCCTTGACAGAGTTCTAGATGGTTCTTCGCTATACCTGTCTTGCTTGTCTACAATCCGTAAATTGTATAAGGCTTGACAAAACCTCACGTTTGGATTAGCTAAAAGATATTCTCTTAGCCTCTCTAGGATCTCTACGTTATAGTTAATCCTCTTTAGCGTCATCTCCGCTCACTTCTTCTCCCTCACTAGGTAATTTGAAAGCATCAATAGCTTCCTTTACCAGTACTGCGTCATCTAACGACAATACACCTTTAGCTTGAGCAACTAGAGCTACTTCCACTAAGATTTGAATTGCTTTGTTCTGATCCATTGTTATTTATTTTCGACTAAGTTAAATCAAAAGTCTGTATTTGGCAACATAAAATTATCAACATTATTATCGTAGAAACTTGCATATGCCAAATTACACTTCATAAGGGCTTTACCGGTTTCTCCATTCCTATTCTTTCTCACATAGGTAACTACCATTCCACGAGATTCTACAACCTTACCGTCATACTCAAACTCAGGATAGTCGTAATACTCAGGTCTCCAAAGCATCAATACCATATCCGCATCTTGCTCTATACTTCCTGATTCTCTTAGGTGGTGAAGGAAAGGCACTTTAGGGTCTGATTGTTCTACCTGACGGCTTAATTGAGAAATGGCGATTATTGGGATGTTTAGTTCCTTTGCTAATAGCTTCACCTTTCTACTAATCTCCGAAATCTCCTGCTCTCTGTTACCGCTTCTAGACTTGGTTGTTATTAGTTGCAAGTAATCGATAACTATCAGCTTCACGTCATGCTTACGCTTCATTGTAATCGCTCTCGCTCTAATCTCGTCAATAGAAGCACCCGGCTTGTCGTCGATAAAGATTGGTAAGTCTCCTACGGATTGGATTGCACTAAAGTAATCTAGAACCTGCTTTTCTGGCAACATAGTCATCCGAGAATTGCAAATCTGAGACTCAATAGCCGCAAACTTCTTGGTTAACTCTACGCTACTCATCTCCAAGCTAAAGAAACCTACTGGGGTCTTATCGTACTTTGCAAGTCTATAAGCAATATTAATTCCGAATGTGGTTTTACCCATTCCCGGTCTACCTGCTAATACTGCAACTTGTTGGTTCTTAAAGCCTACTATTACTCGATCTAAATCAACGTACTTGCTCTTGCAACCGGAGAATTCTCCTCTAAGCTCATTTTCCTGCTCTCTAATCATCTCAAGTAGTGCAGTTGATAGTTGGACACCACCAACATTAGATACTTCGTTAGAGAGGCTTAAAACGACT